GAACTCATATTTTTAGGATTATATGTGTATCTATTATAAATTGGATTTTTTTTAGTGTCCAATAATGTTTGCAATGATTTAAAATTAAAACCATACTTGTTTTCATACAACAACATGTCAGCTCCAGGTTTACTTTCTGAAGGTCTGGCATATGTGGACATCCAATTGATGGCATCAAATGGTTTGATGTTTGGTATTACAAATTGATATTGGCCGTAAGTTGTTTCAAAGTTTTTAACATTCAATTTGTTATCAGGTACACCTAAATCGGTCTTTAGAATATCAATAATATTATCAGTAATGATTTTGTTTGGATAAGCTCTGCATACTTTTGTTTGTTCATTCAGTATTGTTTCTTCTGAAGTAAAATACAAACAGTAAGATTCGGTGTTCATATTGTTTACAACTTCACGCTTAGCCACTTTATATACTCTAAATATCTTATCTATTGAAAAGTTATCATTAGATGTTTTAGAAAATTTCATTCTCAAAAATTCATTACCTGTGAGCTCCATCAATTCAATGTAACCCATTGCATCAGTCATCATTAAATAACCTGAAGTAACATTATTAAACAGGTCCTCATTATATGATAATTCTATAAGGCCAATTTTCATGTCCAAAGTAAATGTTGCTGACAACAATGTCAACGTTTCTAGAGCATAGTCTTTGGAATAACGTAAGCCTTGAGGCACAGGAGTACTAGACACTTCAAGTTCCCATCAATGATTTAAATTGTGATTCTAACTGTGACACATGAATTGAATCAATAATGTAAATTGATCTCTTCTCTTCATTTTTTTCTAATTCATAATCATAGATACTTACAGCATGACCTGTTACTGTTTGAGACACGGTTGCACCACTCGGAAGAATTTTAGTAGTCAATCCTGTGGCCAAAGTATTATAAGTATCCTCATCAATTAAAATAGTTATTGTGTTTGTTTGTAATGTACTACCATCAACTGTCGATATAGTTTTTCTATATTCTTGAATGGTTCCAGTTGTATAGGCAATAACACTTGATATATTGGCTGCAGCAGCTGCGGCCGAATATTTGTCTTTCATATATGAATCAAATTGGCCAGAAGAAAGTGGCCAATCCCAACTTGGATTCATAATATTGTTGGCATACAGTACCAACCAATACCTATATGCATCACCATAATATTTGGCTGCCACGATTTCTGGTGTGTCACCTTCTTGTAAGTCGTATGAGTAAAATAAATTTGGATTATTCAATAAATCTTGTTTTATACTAACTCTGCTTAACAAGTTGGTTAATATAATTCCGTTTCCGTTGTTATCGGATGTTATAATTTTTGGTATAGAATTGAAGTATTGCATTATCTTAAAGTTCCTTTACCAATTCTATCTTTATCAACAATTTCCATTTCTTTGAACTGTAATGAAAGTGTTGTTTGTACAGGTGCACCATCTTCAAAAGAGGCCCATCCATTTGGTGCATAATTAACCTCAATGTTCGTTAAGGCACAATCACCATATTTTGGTAAATATTTGTTTTCACTACCTTTAACATTAAAACTAATATTGAAAACAGAAGGAGCTTCCAAAAACATACTGTTTGAAGAAGTGTCTCTACCTTTTTGTAATGCTGGTGAGAAATGATATTTGAACATCTTAATGATTCTATCTATTTCTTTTGATTCATCTCTTGATTTTGGTGTAAAAGTAAAAGATAAACCAAAATCTCTTAAAGAAATTTGATTGAACATCAATTGAACTTGAGGATTAACTGAGTAACCCTGTGCATTTAAGAGTAATGTGCCTAATTTACCAGCATCGACACCAATAGCACCACCAAAGGCTTTAGCATATTTATTATCTGTTATAATTTTTGTGACAGCTGGATCAGAACTGAGCAAACTTGCTAATCCACCAACACCTTTATCTTTAAAGGCAGCAACTGCTGATCCAGCAAGTTGGTCAATATTTCTAATAGTTGATCCTAAATCACCCAATTCAAATTCATTCCAAGAAGCACTATACTGTGCATTTAGTGTATCTGGCATGTATAATGAAATAACACCTCTTGGTGAAAACCTTTTTGGAGTTATAGACACACCATCTTTTAGGCTTTCGGCTATATTATTTCCAAGTTGTGCAATTTTTGGAAATTCTTCACTGGTAAATTTACCTAAGTTTTCTTGTAATGCACCAGTTATGTTTCCAACGACATTAACTCTCTGTTGTGCTACAACACCAACGGTGCTTGTGTAACTAGCCGGCACAATTTCTTTGACTGAAAATGTCACATAATGTGATTTAGTCGGATCAGTCGCCAAATCAGCTGGATATTTAAGTGTTTGAACATCATTATTTTGGAACAAAGCTGCAAGTGGTCCTTTTATACCTTGACCTATTTGTCCAGGTATCGACACTCCACCAATTGATGTTGGTATTGAAATAATGGCCATTAATTTCTTCTGTAAAAAATGAATATACATATATTTATGGCATATTCAGGACGATTCACACCAACTAATCCTCAAAAGTATATTGGGGACTACCGAAACATCATTTATCGCTCATCATGGGAATGTAGAGTGATGGATTGGCTCGACCGTAATGACTCTGTGGTATCTTGGGCTTCAGAAGAATTGATTGTACCTTACATGTCACCAGTTGACAATAGATGGCACCGATATTTTCCAGATTTTCTGGTCAAAATCAAAGGTAAAGACGGTAAACAGAGAACTTTGATGCTTGAGGTGAAGCCAAAGTATCAGACACAACCACCAAAACCACAGAAAAGAGTAACAAAAAAGTTCATCAATGAAGTTGCCACATGGGGTGTCAATGAAGCCAAATGGAAGGCTGCTAATGAATTCTGTATAGACCGTGGTTGGGAATTCAGAGTGATTACTGAAGACCATCTTGGTCTCTAACTAAATACTCTAATGGAATCAATCTTAACCACACTTACCGAACAACATTCCGCATCTAATTTGCAGAGATTATCTCGTCAGTCTATGTCTTGGTTCACCAAGAAGATTACTGAGTTGAAAAATCCAGTCAGTATGGTCAAGGGTATTGCTAGAGAGAAATCTAGATATGTGAGAAGTTTCATTAAAGGCCGATTGTATTTCTTTTTGTATGATCCAAAGATGAAAAATGAATTACCATACTATGATAGATTTCCTTTGGTTTTGATATTGGAAAAGTATGATGATGGTTTCCTTGGATTAAACCTACATTACTTACCAGTTAAGTATAGGATTTTATTCCTTAGGAAATTGATGCAGTTTGCAATCCTGGACGATCAGGATGAAATCAAGCGTATGAGAGTCACATACGACATATTAAATGCGTCCAAGAGATTCCGAGAGTTCAAGCCGTGTATTAAAAAGTACTTGTTCCCTCACATTAAGTCTAGAATTCTGGCGGTTCAACCTGATGAGTGGGAAACAGCCATGTATTTACCGGTTCACCAGTTCAAAGGTGAAAAACCACAGCAGATATGGAAAGAATCCATGGAAGAAGTTAGGAATTCATAAAAATGTCAGGTTCAATAACAGATTTTGCATCCAGTTTTAAAACGGACATAGCTCGACCAAGTCGATTTGATGTTTTAATTCCTGTTCCGCTCACACTTTATCCATTTAGAAACACATCCAGAAATTTAACTTTCAGGTGTGAAACTGCTCAATTACCAAGCAGAACATTGGCCACGGCTGAACAAAGGTTTGGTGCCAATCCAACAGAAAAGTTTCCATATCACTCACAATACAATGAGGCCGAATTAACTTTTATCGTGTCGGATGATATGTCTGAAAAATTATTCTTTGATTTTTGGTTAGAATATATCAATCCATCATACAAATTCAATTTTAGATATAAAAATGATTATGCCACATCTATTACTATCAATCAGTATGATGTAACAAATTCAAAATCATATTCTATCAACTTGATTGATGCTTATCCTATTTCAGTTAATCAATTAGATTTAGATTGGTCATCAACTGAACACCACAAATTAGCCGTATCATTTGCTTATACATACTGGCAGAACAATTCAATACAGGCTCTTGGTACGAGTTTGGTACAATCTGTATTGTCCGATATTACTGATAGTTTTAATGGATTGGGACCAGATGGATTCTCCACAAATATACCAATGGATAATCCTTTGATTGCTACAGAAACAATAAATGCCTTAAATCGTGAAGAAGTTGATTCTATACAAATGGAAAGAAGTTTAAATTATGATGAATATGGCGAAGAAAGACTGTAAATTATTTTTTAATATGGAGTGAATATGGCTTTACCAAAAATTGATGCGCCAGTATATGAACTGGAATTACCGTTATCGAAAAAACAAATAAGATTTAGACCGTTTTTGGTCAAAGAACAACGTAATCTGATGATGGCTATGGAGTCTGATGATAAAGACACCATTGAAAAGAACATTCGACAAGTATTACATAATTGTATCTTAACTGAAAATGTTGATGTTGACAAGTTACCTATCTTAGATGTTGAGTACCTATTCTTACAACTACGAGCTCGTTCTGTTGGTGAGGTGGTAGAAAACAAATACCGTTGTGAAAACTTGGTTGAAGATAAAACATGTGGCCATTTGATGGAATCCAAATTGAATATATTGGATATCAAAGTAGAGATGCCAGAAAACCAAACCGATATAATTGTTTTGAGTCCCAAGTTAAGCATCAAAATGAATTATCCAGAGTTTTCTATTCTGTCTAATTCAACAGGATTATCATCAGCCACCGACTTGGCCTTTGAGATGATTATTAACTCTATAGAATACATTTTTGATGGTGAACAATACTATTATGCAAAAGAATCTTCTAAGGAAGAATTGACTGAGTTTGTTGAGTCATTGAACCAACAACAATTTGTTAAGATAGAGAATTTCTTTAATAACCTACCAAAACTCAACAAGACAATTGAGTTAGACTGTGGTAAATGTGGTTTCCATCATAAGTTAGAAGTGGAGGGTCTAGACAGTTTTTTCGGCTAACATTTCGTCATGATAATTTGAGGAATCACTATCAAACTAATTTTGCTTTGATGCAACATCACAAATACAGTTTGACAGAACTTGACAATATGATTCCTTGGGAGAGAGACATCTATGTGTCTATGCTTATACAATATATTGAACAAGAAAACGAAAAAATAAAGCAAAGACAAGCAAGTAGATGACAGAGAACCTACAAAACACAGCTGAACGATTTAGAAGTCGGATGGATCCTAGAATGATTGCATCCGACTTTACTAAAGACTCTCGTAATGCTACTCAGGAGATGGTTCAAACAAAAACTAAACCTGCTTCGGTTAAGCCTGTTGCACCTAAAAAACCCAAAGTAAACAAAGTGGGTAATGTTGAAACAGCATTCTTCACAAATCAATCTTCAGGTCAACAAAATAGTTTACGCAAAAAAGACTCTATTTCAGATGTGGCTGGTAAACTCTTTAACTTCATGAAGTATGCTGAAGATGAAAGAAAAATTCATTTTGAGTTATACAGAAATTTTGAACAAGAGCATCGTGATGAAGATAAAAAACGACACAATGAATTGATTGAAGCTTTAAAGAAACAAAGAGAAAAAAAACCAAAGCTTGAAGAGAAAAAGAAAGAAGAAGAAAAGAAACCAGAAGAAAAGAAAAAAGAAGAGCCTGCTAAAAAAGAACCTGGTAAAGAGCCAGCTAAAGAGCCAGTCAAAGAACCCGTTAAAGAGCCAGCTAAAACTCCACAGAAAACTGCTGAACCGGTTAAACCTGCAACTGAAGCAAAACCACCAGTAACAGCAAAACCCGTCGAACCTGTACCAACGCCTACTGTTACAGTACCTAAACCTTCTATACCATCAGGTGTATCAAAAGCTGTTAAGATAACTACAGGTGCAATTGCTGTTACTGGCGCATTAGCTGGCAAAGAAGCTTTGGCCGAAAACATTTCAAAATATGAAAGTAAAGCTGCTGGTGGTTATAATGCATATAACAAAGGAACTGTTAATGACAAAATTATTGGTGCAGATAAACCAATAGATTTTAGTAAAATGAGTATTTCTCAATATTTAAAACGAGCAGCAAAAACAAAAGGATTTCCGCAAGGCAATCCAGATATGAAACCAGGTGGTCCCGATACTTTGTTTGCAGTAGGTAGATACCAAATCATTCCTTCAACAATGTTAAGTTTGGTAAAAAAATTAACATTGGATCCTGATAAAACCTTTTTGGATCCAGACACTCAAGATTCATTATTTTCTAATGGTTTAGTTGGTGTAGTTCGCAAAAAAGTGGACGAATATATCAAAGGTTTAAGTGATGACAAAAATGCAGCCATTCTAGAACTAGCAATGGAATTTGCTTCGGTTGGTGTGCCTTATGACATGAAAAAAGGTGAAAAGAATTTAAAAAAAGGGGAATCTTATTATTCTGGGGTAGGTGGTAATAAAGCAGAAAATTCACCAGAAGAAGTTGGTAGAGCTCTTGATGCTGATAGAATGAAAAAATTAGGCACAACAAAACCTGCTTTGTCAGAAAATGTATCAAAATATGAAAGTGGTGAAAAAGTAGCTTCAGAATCCATAAAAAACCAAAGCCTCAAAGAACAAGGCACATCAGGCACTACAGTTATTATGGATAATACACAAACCAATGTTGCCATAAATGGTAATAAAGGTACTCCTCCTGTGTTCTCTTCTCCTCGTAGGCCTGATTTACCAATACAACAACAGGGATAAAAAATGGCAATGTCATATCAAGAAGCCCGTAGAATTAAAAATACGGGACTAAAAGACCTAATAGCACAAAACATCGTGTCTGGCCAAGGTGTCGGTTCAGCTATTGGTTCTTCTATATCACAATCATTTAGAGCAAAGATGAAAGGCATCAAAGAAAGATTTGATCCTTTAAACATTGCTAAGAAATTAACTGGTAATCTTGGTGCTGCAATTCTTGGTCGTATGACAGGTAGAAGTCAAAAAGATATTAGTTATTTTGCTGGTGGTAGAAGAGGCAATTCTTCTGCTGGTATCACACAAGATACTGATATGGAAAATATGGGTCGTGCATTATACACGAATGTATCTGAAGGCCAAAGGCAGAGAATGAGAAAGGGTGATTCAGTTACCAATGTATTGGCTAAACTTTATAATTTGATGAAGAAAGGTTATGAAGCGGAAGAAAAAAGAAGAGAACGCACCATCAAAGATAAAATCAATGAAGAAGATGAAAAAATATTAAGACATAAAGAATTGTTAGAAGCAATTACTGGTATGAAATACACTGGTAAAGCATCTAATCCTGCCAAAAAAGAAGAAGGTGGAATTTTTGATTTTTTAAAGAGTATGATTGATAAGTTATTGGAACCATTTAAATGGTTGACTGAGTTAAACTGGTTGAAAGGCTTTAATTCTTTAGAATCTTTAGCTCTGAGGTTATTAACTCCACTTGGCGCAGGGTTATTGGGTCCTGCTATCTTAGCTGCCGTTGCAGCTGCAGTTGCAGTTGCATTAGCGGCTTATCTATCTGGAAAAGCAAAAGAGTTTATCAAACAAAATGTTCCGAATATGTCTGCTGTTGGACCAGAAGAAGCTGCAAACGCTTTGGCGGGTAATGATAGAGGTCTGATTGAAAAATTGGGTGGTCGTGAGAAATTAGAAGAGATTGTTAAAAATGGTAAAGCAGGAGCTCAAGAACTTTTAAAAGATCCGGAAAAAAATAAACAAGCTATTATTGATGCTGGTGGTTTAGATAAACTGAAAAAGATTGCTGATGGTCCTGATGTTGCAATGCCTTTGGTAACCAATACAGAATTGCCTCATTTACCAAAAGGAAAAGAAAGACCTGAGGCTGGTGATGCATTACACCGAAATGTAACACAAAAAGATATATCTTCCGGAAGTTTAGCTTCCAAAAAATTGCTATCCGACCAAGTTAAATGGGATAATCAGTATGGTGCAGATTACAATGCTGATGGTTCACCAAAAGTAAAACAAACAGCAAAGCCATTACCTTCTGGAGTCGAAGCTTCAACAGCAGAAGCGGGACAAGGTTCAGCAACAGCAGCAAGAATGGATCCAAGAAGAACTGATTTCGTAACGGCTGATGCTGGTGTTACGACAGAAGGTGGTGCCTATGTTGGTGGTATGCATGGTGTTAAAAAACAAAGAAGGCCAATAGATGAAGCAAATGAGTCAACACAACTAACAGCATCAATGGCACCACCAATGCCAAATCCAATTGGTGAGCAAGTTCAAAAGTCCATATCGCAAAATAATAATTTGTTGATACAAGAACCTGCACCAAAACTAATAACAATAGACAATTCAAAGAGTGTGAAAATGTCTGGTGGTGGCCAAGGTAGTGGCATCATTAAAGACGGCACAGTAGATGTTCGTATTGATGATCCTACATTACAGAAACTACAAAAACAAAACTATCGGCCAATATAAAAAACCCCGCACTAGGCGGGGTATCAAATCAAAACATCATAACAAATTCAGGAGATATTAAGACTCTGCTAGTTTAGCAAAGTAAGCCAAGTCATCATCTTCTTCGGCCATCAATTCTTCATCAACAGGTTTCTTAGGCATCGCCTTAGCTGCTTCAACTGTAGTCTTTGCTACAGGTGCTTCACCAAGAACTTTATCTAATCTACCTTTCAAGTCATCATAAGACTTGAACTCTTTTGGATCCAATAGAACCTTGAGAGAGTGTTCTGATTTCCAAATCTTTTCCAATTCAGCGTCATCATCAAGCAATGCTGATTGAGATGCAAATTCTGAACTATCATAGTTTTGATAACCAGCAACTTTACGGATACGGAGTTTGAAGTCAGCACCTTTCCACAAATCAAATGGATTGATTGGTGTTTCATCTGCAAAAGCAGGATTCATTGCCTCTGTAATCTTGTCAAAGATTTTCTTACCAAATCTGAATAGAAAGACTTTGCCTTCATTCTCAGGATGTTTTGGATCAGATACAATGTAGATGTTTGCTGTGTAATTGAGCTTACGCTTTTGATTACGAGCAACATTCTTGTTTGCTTCAACGCCAGAGTTCCACAATTTGTTGTTGTGTTCACATACTGGACATTGTTGATTGTTGGTAGTTAAACAGTTATCGATTAACCAACCACCAGGACCCTGAAATCCATGAGAGAACACTTTAACCCAAGGGAGTCCGTCTTCACCATCAGTTGGAGATGCTGGTAGAAAACGAATCGTAGCCATGCCGTTGCCAGCTTTATCTACTTCTGGTTTCCAGTAGTTGTCTTTGTTGGAGGGTCCTTCTGAAGAAGCACTTAGTTCTTCAACTTTGGCTTTTAGTTTGGCGAGGTTGCCTGAGCCAGTTTTCAATTTAGAAAAATCCATAATTTACCTTTCTAGTATAACGGAGTATGAACGGAGTATTGTCACGAAATATCATTATATATTATATTTAGGCTTCTGTCAAGCCTAAAATTCGGAATATTCTTAAAATTACCATTAGATAAATCCATCGGATAATATAATATCTTTTGGCCAATAAGAATGAATATGAAATTGTGGTGTATGATTATACCCACCATTTTGTCTGTTACCTTTCATCTGTAAATGAAAAATAGGTTTGTTGTTTTGATTTACACATCTTAACACCGTACCATTTGGTTGTGTAATCCAAACACATTCATTATCAATAAACTCAATCAACTTTGAAACATCTATAACTTCAAATTTTTTGGTCTTTTTATTTGACCATATCAAATATTTTGTTTTATCTATTTTGTCACCTTCTATTAACAGACGAGAAATATTTGTTTTGTTGGCATTGAACCAGTTTTCTACAGTTGACCATTCTTCAATATTATGGCTTGATATCCTTTTATGATTTTTTTCATAAGAAGATAAACCTTCTTTTAGCCAAGAATCAAATTCATCTTCATCACCAAGCCAATATTTTAATTTAGTGGCCACAGTTTCAGGTATACTCAAAGCTTTGCTTAATTTTTTGAGTGTAGTTAAATGCACTTGTGTGTTTGGACCAGATACATTCTTAACTGACACAGAAAACTTTTCATTACCTTTAACACCATAGATGTCGGTTTTGGTTGAATTAGATCCATCCGAAAAAACATCATCAAATAAAAAGATATTCTTCAATTGGTCTTGTAATGAAAGGTTATTTTCCATATCACGACCTTCATAATATTCTTTGCTTGGCATAAATGATCCTATAAAGATTTGATTAAGATAATTTTCTTATTTTCACCCGTAGGTTTTACAAACAATTCTTTTAATTCTTCTTTATTATTCCATTTCATGGAGGATGATTTGTGTGCCGGTAAACCTGAGGTTTCACCAATCCTAGACCAATTATCCGCCAAATAAACTGCACCATTTTTACCTGCACCAACAAAAGTAATGATGTGTTTCAAGTCATCACCATATTTTTGTTTCCAGGCTGATGGTGCTTTTTGTCTTAATTGTTTAAGAGTTTGAGTGCCAGCATTTTTAACTGACTTACTAAAACAGAAACGCCAATTGTTGGATATTTGATTGAATATCAATTTGTATTCTTGTTTGGTCACTTTCAAATAATTCAAAATATCTTTTGGTGGAGGATATACGGATGAACCAAGGCCAATCATACCAATACATTCAGGTAAAGTATCCGTATCTTGGTATATCAACCAATCAATCCTACGACCAACAGATGAATTTGTAGGTACATAAGAGTGGTGTGTTTCAATAATACTTTTTACCAAACTTTTTTGTTCTTGTGTGATAACTTGAACCAATTCAATCATATAGGCAGCTTAGATGTTTTCTTTAATAGATTAACTTCTTCTGCCTCTTCACGAATCTTGGCCTTTAAAACCGAGGTTAGTAGTGTTGATGCTACTTCAATTTCCATACCAGTTTGTTCACAATGGTGTAGTATGGCATCCATATAAGGAAGATTCTCCTCATAGGATAAGTTTTCAATCAGAAGACTGAATTCATTTATTTCTGTTTTCGTTGGCATATTCATTTAATAGTTTAGTCACTTCTTTAATTTCATCAATAGATAGTATTATACTATGAGTTTCTTCATGAGGCAAGCCAGTTTCAGGCAAAAGTTGGTAAACATGCTTAATCAGAAAAAATTCATTACCATCTGGATATTCTATTGTGAATTTAGATGTCATTTGGATGCGTAGAAGATGTGGTTACCAATCTTAGTCACACGCTTAAGGTTCCAATCAGGTGAAACCGAAACCGCATGAAAATACATGGCTTTAGTTTTAGATAAGAGTTCGTGTATGTTACTATTGGTCATAGACTTCTTAGCAACCATCAAAGATTCTTCCCATACATACTTGTTCATTTGGGTGGATACATTTTCTCCAACCCATGAGAATTGATATGTATTGTTTATCTTTTGATATACGACCTCACATATAGTCTTGGGAAACTTAGAACTGTTTACCCTATTGTTGACAACCTGTGCTACTGCCAGTTTACCTTCGTAAGGTTCTCTACCGGCTTCATAGTAGATGTTTCTAGCCATGCATAGTAATTGTTTATTGAATTCGTGACTTATTTCGTATAGTGGATTGTTTGTTAATGGATTTGCGAGTAATGGTAAAAAACTTAAAGAAAGCAATACCACAAAAGTTCTTATTAAAAGAAACTTCATTAGTTCTCCTTTGAATCGGGGTTTTAATGGGTTCCCCTAACCCAATCATCCACAACTGTTAGAAGTTGAAGGATACTCCGAGACCGTAGGCGTTCTCAGTAATTGTCTGATAGCTTTTGCTCAGATTCAAATTAACTGCTACACCTTTTGTAACTGGAACGCTGTATGTGCCGAAAGCAACTGTCTGCTTTGGATTAGCACTATCCCAATTTACACGGGTCTTAACACCAGCCAAGGCAAAACCTGGACCTGCTTTTACACCAACATTAGCACCAATAAGACCGTAGTCATACTTTGATGCTGGCTTACCTGATACTCCATTGTCATAACCATAACCAATGTATGGTGTGATTGGACCAATTGTCTTGCCTACTGTACCTTCAAGACTTGTAAATGTACCTGCACCATTGTGATAGATACCTGTACGTTCTTGTAGACCTAGTTGTAGACCGGCAATTTCTTTACCAGCACGAACATATTCGGCAGTACTGATTTGTTTAGATTTGCTATCTCTTACATGGTCTACATCAACTGATACGAAATCAGCTGCTGATGCGCCCAAAGATAATGCGATTAAACTTGCTAGTACGATTTTTTTCATTTTTTGATTTCCTTTGAAATGAATTAAACTGAAGGTATATAATCAATACCAGCAGTCGAAAGAACACCAGTTGTTGCTGGCGCTACTCCAATCAAACCAAGAGTTTGTTGAAAAGTAGAGAGATGTGCAGCTGTGTTTAACAGTTGCGCTTGTGTTGATGTACCTGCAGCCAAAGCATTGATGAATGGTAATGCTTGTGCAATTGTTGGTGCAGTACCCATAACATTTGTATATACAAGATTAACAAAATTTGTATTGTCGGTTGCCAATGCTTTGAATGGTGCTGAGTTGACGATAAGGTCAGAAATACCCAAACTTGTTGTGCCTGCATCTTCTAAAGCAATACCAAGGCCTTGATATGTTTTGTTGACTGTACCACCAAAAGAGGCTTTCAACAAAGCATATACTTCACCAGCATTACCAGTAATATCAAATGCTGTTGCTTTATCAGAGAACACTACACGCTCATGGTTATCCAATTTAAAAGAAGCCGTAATATCTAACAAAGAAACAACTGTAATATTCTTATTTGTCAAATCATTAGTAACTGTAAAGTCTGTGCTCTTGCCAAGAATTGGATATGTATCAACACCAGTTGTACCATCTACTTTAATAACGGTATAGTTTGTACCGTTACCAACTTGACCAGTTCCTACTGTTCCAAATGTGGAGATTTTACCACCAGTTGCAATACTAGAAACTGTAACGATATCAAAGTTAGCAGCAGAACCACCTAGTGAAGCACCTGGAATTGTTACGATATCACCAACAGCATAACCAGTTCCCAAATTATTAGGATCAATTACTGTCGTATAAACACCATTTGTTTTTGTTACATTAAATTTAGCTCCTGTACCTACACCACTTGTAGTGCCTGTAACTAAGCTATATGTTGTATTAATTGGTACTTGTCCAATTGTTACTGTCGTTGCCATTCAAACTCCTTGTTATTTAAAATTAATGGTGGATATTCTGTTACGAGGAATCCACCGAACCCTAGTCTGCGTTTATATTTCGTTAGAGATAAAACTATTTAACAATTTTGCTTTTGCAATAATGTCACTTTCATTTGGAAAACTTGGAATTTCAGGTAAAGGAGTTGATTTATCAACTTCCAATTTCATATGCCATTCTTGCATAACCGATTCCTTTTTACTAAAAAAGTCTTGCATAAGCAAGTCTTTAGCCATTTCCAATAATTGAAAACGAATTTCATAAGGTGTTTTACTCATAGATTTCTCCTTGTGTGTGAGTGTGTGTTTATTAAAATGATAGGTTATTCTGTTACGAGGAAACCTACCGAAACCCTAAGCAGCGTTTAGGCTGCTAATGCGAACTTTTCATCGTTTGCGTTTAGTTTAATTTACTTTTTACATCTCTCTGTGATGAGTTGTCCATGCATCTACTTGTTACCCAATCGATCCTGTGTATGGCCCATCAATTATCTTCTATTATCTGGAAAAAATAATTGGTGGACCATTCGGGCACTGCCCCCGAGTCTTGAGTGCTTTTTGATTTACTTCATACAACTATAACCGATCATTGTAATATGCCCATATCCATAATCCACTAACTATAACGATAGCAATTATGGATAAGAATAATACAATATCAGATATCATCTAACTGATTCTGTATGTTTATGTCTTATAGATTTCTTTAGAATTTTAAACCATAATTCTTTTACCTTGTTGAGTTTATGTTCAAACTCAGCACGATTTAATTTCATTATTAGTTTCTTAATCTTCATTATAACACACCTTTTTTAGAATGTCAATGGATTATTTAGTCATCCGAAGCATTGTTACCACATTTGGCACGTTTGGCTTTAGTCAAAGCACCAAAATCTACAGGCCATTCTTGACCTACTGGTAACTCTTTTGCGTTTGCAGGGAAGGCAAACTGTACACCACCTGCAGCCATAATTTGACCAACACCTTTACGGAATTTAGTCAAATCATTGCCAAGGTTTGGATATGGTGCAACATGTGGAAACTCCCAACCAGCAACTTGACCTGTTGCTTGATTAATAACAATCTTATAGAATCCATGTGGTACTACAACACCAGAACCAATCTTTTTATCGTTAGCGTCATAGATGCCACCAACATAAATTGTGAATGGCTGATTGAGTTGTACTGCCCATCCTCTTACAGATGTTTCCAAGAGTTTCCAGATACCACGGTTCAATGAACCTGCCTGTGGTGACATATTGGTCATTAAGAATGATTCATATTCTACTTGTTGGTCCCAACTTAAATCACCATCAGGACTCATGTGGCCTTTGTCGTAACCAGTACCAGCATAATCATCTGGTCTTGGTCCGTTTTGTATAGATTGGTCTGTGGCAAATGCATTTGTTCTGGCCACACAACCAATTGCATTTGGTGGTGTAAGTGTATATGTAACATACTCAGGTAGTTTTGCAGCCGAATCATAACCAACGAAATATGCCTGACGGCAGATAGCACCAACAGGTTTAATTGATTGTGGAAATCCGTATGGTGCATGTACAGCACAAGTGTTTGGATCTTGTGGTGCTCTTTGTGTCCAACCGAACGATGATAACGTCACGGCGGACAGAAGTAGTATAAATAGTTTCTTCATAGTGTCCCTTAATTAATAATAGTATAGTATAGTATATATGATGAATGAAATAACTGAATGGCCTGATAAGTCACATTGGCATTGGGAAAACCTTCAAAAAATAAGTCCTAGTTGTATTCCATCAACAAGCGATTGTGATGTTTATAAAAGTTATTGTAAAGGCCGAATATTACTTCTAGGTTGTACTTGGGCTTTACTGCCTATATGTACAGAAGCATGGGACCTTGATCCAATATATGATGATCCTAAAATAATAAAAAAAGATTGGTTTACAATTGATGAACATTGGGACACAATCATTCTTGATGGTGGTATAGCTTTTGGTGTAGAATTCACCAAAAAATTACTATCAGTCATACCCAATCATTGTGACAGATTTATTTCTAGAACATTTATAAATCCTGATTGGAATCCAAAATATGCCTGTTATTATCCTCGTGCTCATGAGTTGACACCACAACCTAAAGAACATACTATTAATGAAGTATACACATTTTATATATGGAATCAAAACAAACAATCTTAGCCATGTATTCAGGTGGTTTGGACAGTCTAGGAATGATTTATAGATTACTGACCGACACCGATTACAACCAATACAATATACACATACACCACGTTCATAATCAAAATGTGGAGAATAGACAAAGAGCGGAAGCTATTACTGTTAAGGTTGCTCTTGAAGAGTTAAAGAATTTAGGCTTTGAATTTGAATATTCGGATAGTGGAATTAATTCACCAGTATTTGATACACCAACTGGTCTTCGGTTTCTATTTGATACAGATACAATGAGTCTATTTGCTGGATTTATTGCTTCTGTTAATCCACAAATTAAGTTTATTGCTTATGGTATGAATGCTGAAGATAACAATGCAGCACTTGAAGAAAGACGTATTCGTTCTGCTAAAATACGTGAGGCATTTACCAAAGTACCAACAATATTTCCGTGTATTGATATGACCAAACGTGAGATATTTGATTCTCTACCAGATTCATTAAAGAATAAATTCTGGAGTTGTAGGCGACCAATCTATGAAGAAGCTAGTATTAAAAGATGTCGTAAATGCCACACCTGTTTGAGTTTAAAGGCAAGTGGCATTTACGATTGATTATTATAGAATTGAATAGCCTTGAGTAAACCTTCAATATGATCTTCAGTCTTTTCTTTGAATATAATTGGTTTCTCATTGTCAACAGCCATAATAATAACCAAATCATTAACAGGTATTCCAGTTAGCTCTTCTGTCATCAAAGCATAGGCACAAGTTTGCCAGAAATAGTCTTGAATACTTTCTTTTGTTTTAATTCTTTTAGAAGTTTTAAAATCAATAACTGAAAGTTCACCTTCATATTCAGCAATACAATCAACACGACCAGCAAGGCCTAGTTGGTGTGACCATAGTGCTTGTTCTTGATACCAGATGTTATCAATGTTATTCAAGTATGGAACTAAATCGGTAAACATCTCTTTAGCATCTGGCATGATGTTACCAAGTTTCTCATTATTAAGATAGCGTTCACATAGAGTATGTACATTAGTGCCACGACCCGCAGCCTTGCGTGAAATAGCATTAGCAGCATCTTCACCAACACGTTTACGCCATGCCATGATTTCTGCCTTTTTCATGGCACCAAGCACAGTAGTAACAGAAGGCAATTTCTCGCCTTCTGGTGTTACATAATATCGTTTACCATCTTCAAATGTTTTAGATTCTAAGTCGGGTAATTTTACAGGCGGACAATAATTAAACATTCGTTGAAATTGGGTTAATGATAGCTGTGGATGTTTCTTTGTCAAAGCTAATGAAGCCTTCACAAGTAATATTCCAGTCATCAGCACCTAATCCATTTCCAGTTGTTTCAGAATAAGATGGTGATACATTAATCTTGAAATTCTTAACAAGATATTCTTTATCACCATTTTCAAAGACACGCCAAACGTGATCCATAGAACCACGGTTTGCTTGACCTCTTGATTTATTAAAACGAATATGATACTTATTCATTAGATAATCTCTGCTGTAGTTTGTGTATTTGCATCAGGCATTGGCTGTGGCAACCACCTTGAACTCAAATTGAAGTGAATGAATTTCAATGGCTTCTCAGAACCGTGTCTAGTGAAACCGTGTGGCAACCATGAATTCAAAAAGTATAATGTTCCTGGTTCGGGAATATAATTGGCTGCGAATGAAGCATATGTTACCTGTGACATATCACGCTCAGGTAAATTAATTTGTTTTTTGCCAGGTCTTGGATCAAATACAGAAATTCTTGATGAATTTTCTGGTGCTTCTAGAATGTAGAAACCAGTCATTTGACATCCAAATCCGTGTACGTGTTCTTCGTTAGCGGATCTCATGTGGTGTTCTTGAGCCCAAAACTCTGTAAAGAACACCTCTTGTGTCTGCATATGATGGCCTTGTTCACCTAATATATTCCAAGAGGTCTGTGCAATATACATGGCCAAATCACGCACTCTATCATCATGGTAAAAAGAATCGGACATAGTTACTGGAAATAACTTGTCCATTAACTTATCTTTTGGTTTATCTTTTTTGGCTTTGTTTAGGTATTCTTTAGATACAAACTTTGCCGTTTCTAAGAATTCTGGTTTTTTAATCCAATAAACTGCTGATGGGAAATGGAATTCCACATTGAGTCTATTGGCTTGTTGTTCTGGTGTCATTTCTGGTGGTACGGAACACTCACCAATAATCTCTGCTGTTTCTGCCATAATATCTCCAAGTTTAATTAACGAATTATATCACAATTTTATATAGGTGTCAAGCCAAGCAATGTGACTTGATTAAATATCCTATATTTATCTCCATTTAGGTCCATCAAACCAAGCCGTCAAAGAATACCGTGTGCCTTTTGTAACTGGATTTGCTTGATGTTCCATAAAAGATGGAAAGAATATAGCTGTGCCTTGTGTTCTTATTTCAGTAGCATCAATCTTACTATCTGAAAATATCTCTAAGTCACCACCATCATATTCATTTGGATTAGTCAACTGAATTACACAAGTCAATTTACGGTGATACTTTGGATCATTGTTCATCCAAAATACATCATGGTGCCTTTTGTAATTACCACCATATGTTGAATCATATTCAGCAAACTGAATAAAATCTAATTTAGAGAGATGGAAATCAAAGAAGTCTGCATTGGCTTGTATACCCATGTGCCATAATTCACTAAAGATGGCTTTGAATAATGGATTGCCTTTGTTTATAAAAGAGATTTTAGATTTTCTGGTTTCTTCCACTTTCATGGCACCAGCAACACCTATCTTAGCATCTTCTTTAGGTAACTTTAAGCCTTCTTGTATGATATAATCACAAACTTCTTTAGATAATCTGTTTTTAAAATAACACCACTCACCATTCATAATAATACCTTTAATTAAGAAACACGAATATAAAAGCTAGCGATTGTAGGGCTACAAGAATAACGTTGATATGTATGTGCCATTGCAGACCATGTCCCAGAAAGACCCAATGAACTGGAAGCAGGAAGATCTGATGCTTTCCAAGTTCTAGTATTATTATATATTACACTATTCAATGCTCCAATACGAGCATAACAACCGGCGCAATCCATTGCGGCATCACTTGCTCTTTTCAGACAAGCACCTGCAATAGTAGATGAGGGTCTTGTATATGTTGAAGCTGTACCAGCAGATGCAAAAGCTATAACATAAGTCCCCACAGCACCATATGTTGTAACAACCGATGCATTAGAACCAGCAGGACCTGTGGGTCCTGTACCTCCTGTAGATCCAGTTGGACCAGTAGAACCAGGTGGACCAGCTACAGCAGCTGTGGTCATGGTGGTAGAATCACTAAACGTTAGTGTTGATCCGGAAAATGAAATAGACATTTTGTTTTAATTAGGTTGTGTTGGCCAATCGATATTACTAGGATCAGATTGAGTAGTAATATCTCTTAATGCTTGGCGATATGCCGATAAAGCGTTTTGTTTTTGTTCTGTATAAGAATTCCAACGGTCTGGCAACACCAAAATATCCGATTGTGTAAGAAGTGTATCTCTACGATCACGAACTCTACGCCACAATTGTTCTGTAGTTGGTGGTGGAGGTGGAACATAGTCACCGATTGAACCATATTTACCTGACACAATATCATTATAAATGCTTACGCCATGATCTTCTGGATCAGTATCACTAGCTGTAAATGGATGAGGTTCATCAAATTCAGCAAATTTTACTTTACAATTGATGTGTTTTTTGTCTTCTGTGCGATAGACAATATTTGTAATTGATTCTACTGTATACATTTTTTACTCCAAATTAATTAAGAAACTCGCACCCAAAGATTAAGCTTTTTAGTGCTGTCACCAGAAGGATGATAATGACTGGTCATAGCTCTCCAAGTTCCAGATAAACTTAAACTTTCGCTTTGTAAAACATATCCCTGAAGAAATTGATAAGATGCGATCCGAGTATTTAATGATCCGCCATAAGTTGTTACGCAAGATGTATCAGTTTGTCGGAAAAGGCAAGCTCCAGCTGCTGTACAGCCAGGTCTTGTCCAACCGGTTGTGGCTGGAGCTCCGGCAATCACATAACTACCAACAGCACCATACGTAGATGATGGTGTGCCTGTAGGACCTGGTGGCCCCGCTACACTACTTGGTGAACCAGCTGGACCAGCAGGTCCAGGAGGTCCCGCTAACGAAGCCGTAGTCATTGTAGTGGAATCACTAAATGTTAATGTTGAACCAGAAAATGAAATAGACATTTTAAACCCTAATTAAACAGTTCTAACAAATAAATTCATTTGTCTATAACAAGTACAAACATATTGCCTTGATGTAGTCATACTTCTCCATGTTCCTGACAAACTTAAAGATGTAAGATTACCTGCGCCTACAAGTGACCTTAGAGCGTTGCTAGAAGGGCTAGACAAGTTCAAAGAATTAAAACTTCCCCCCCTATAATTTGCACACGCTAAATATGCACAAGATACCCTACCTAAACAAGCGCCTGCTATTGTGCTACCAGAACTAAAAACTGTACAGACTGTACCTGAATTCATAAATGCAGCCACATAAGATCCTACAGCACCATAAGTAGATGATGGTGTGCCAGCAGGACCAGTTGGTCCGGTTGGTCCTGTTGGTCCAGTACCACCTGTGGGACCTGTTGGTCCAGGACTTCCTGTTGGACCCGGTACACTACTTGGTGAACCAGCTGGACCAGTAGGACCAGGTGGACCAGCCACAGATGCTGTGGTCATTGTAGTGGAATCACTAAATGTTAAAGTAGATCCACTAAAAGATATAGACATTTTAAACCTTAATTGAGTATACTATATTTATATGTCTACACCACGGTAGTAAGCAATCTTACTTTCCAACTCTTTCATTACTCTGGCGTATTCAGCCAATTCTTTTAATATTCGTTCTTTCTTACATTGTTCGTAGTATATACGCTGAGCTCTGGACATCATTCTTTTTTTGGACATTAGGACTCCTTTTGTTATTATTGATATTAACGGAAGGAGTTGTAGTCAAGGGGGCTTTTTGGTCATGCACACCTTTCTTGGGTAAAAATAAAGCTGGGATTTGTTTCACGTTTACCATTCTCTAGGCATTTTAGTTTTATGTGACCGATGTAGATTATTACCAGGAATGGTATCTTTCATACGCTGAATCACACCTTGTTCGAAAGCTTTTACAGGTTGTCCAGTACCTGGAGTAGACATACGAAGCCCATCACCAAATCCTGGTAGATTATCGGCAGTAAAATACCGTTGTAGTGTGGGATTGTTTTGTTTGAATTCATCTAACACCGTATATGACATACGATGTTCTTCAACTTCATTTGTTTCAGTATTTAAGAATTGATAAGTTGGCATTATTTAAACCAGTTAGGTACATTACGAGAGTTAACACGACCTTGCCATGAGGCAAAGGACTTTTTATTATTTATGTAGTAATTATGGTATGAAGCCATAGAATTATTTGGTATTTTTACATCATCAGGCATTGCTGGGATTGGGTCTGTAAACGGACCTTCAGGTATATTATTAGGTGTAAAACAAAGGTCTTCTAACAATGACTCACATTTATGGACTTTACCATATCGGTATGTATATTCATTACACAATTCTACGGTCAATTGATAGAGCCAATTGTAGTTACTATCGGACATACGACACCAAATTGCTGAAGGATGGTTTATATGTGTAGCTTTGTACAGAATACGTTCACGTTCATCTTCTAGTCTGTATCGTGTGATATTACGGTTATTGGCAGTTTTATCTGTGAACTGTGAACCATCAATGACACGATGAGCTGTTGATAATAGTTGACAGCTTTCCAGTATCATCTTTATTACGTGCTTGGAGATGTGTTCTTGAGCACAGATTTTAGGATCGGGATTTAGGTAAAAAATATTCATTGTAGTTAATCATTGTTTCGTTATTACATTGTAACATATCAACACGGTTCATGTCAACCAGTTCAGGATAAACATACCAATCCTCAACACTAGAACCATTTATACCAATATCATTGACGACCATATGGTATCCTAGGTTGGATAGGTATTCACGGCTTTCAGACCTAATACGAAGACCTTCTTCATCAGAATAAGAATCGTGTTCAAAAGTTAACACACGAAATTTAACCTTATCATGTGGTATTCTTTTTAGAGCATCAAATGTATTTTGTGGTGGTTCAATATCAACACTCAAATAATCAATAATATTACCTAGATTATATTCGTCAATCAAGGCTCCATAATCTGTTGTCAGAGCATCAGCAATTAAACATTTGTTTTTTCTCTGATTAAGCCATATTGCATTATGTTTAGAAGATATTTCCAATGAAACACCAAGCCAATTCAAACGTTTTTCTAATACGAAAGTGTTGTTATAATGGGAAGGATGATTGGCACCAATTTCCAAATAAGTGCCGTGTTCTTTATTATTTAATACGGTTATTACAAACATATCTTGTAAAAATTGAGCCCTGAAGTCTTTCAATTCAAGTTTACTGTTCATAATACCATCCTTAAAAGGCCAATTGTATCAATCGTGGTTAACAAGATGTAGTTAGCCAACATTCCAAAAGATTTCCTAGTATAAGCAGCCCAAGCGTACATGCAGCAACCAGTAATCCATATGGGATACATAGCCATAAAGGGAGGATTAGGCACGGTAATCGCCATTGTAAGCGAACACCCGATACTAATAGCCCAAGCGAACAACTCAATAACAAAACGAAACTTATTACTATTCCAGTCATCTTTAATCCACGCAGAAGTGGCTCTCATTAAATCATTCATTCAATCTCACAGTTTTGGAATATCAAAACCTTCCATGTCACCTTTACCTTTAATAACTTTGGTTGGTTGAACAGGTTCTTGTTTCACTTCAGGTTTGGCTTTTGTAAATCTTTTAGCAATATCTTCTGGTGTAACCATTTGCATTGCCAATTGTTTGAATAGAGCGTATGAATCTGTTACTTTCATAGCATTCTTACCATTCACGGCAGCTGCATCAGCAAAGAACAAAGCACATCCACCCTCCATCAATGGTGCAATCTCTAAAACTTCATCCAAGTTAATCATAACTGGACAACCTTTTTCAATAGAATTAACTTCAATAAACAAACTCATCTTAACACTCCTTATTTTCTATCACAATCACTAACACGAATTAAATATGTAGTCACATCGGTATGAGGTCTAACAAAGAAGCAAGCTCCTTTAATATCCCACACCAAATGATTCTGTATACCATCTTTATACTCTTTTAACTTTAACACATCTTTTTGTTGTTCGCCATATATAAAAAATATACCTAAACACAAAACAATCCAACTCAAAATAGTTAACACAGTTTTGCTCCATGACTTAACACTATCATTTAATACCATAAAAACATCCTAAAGAAATTTGAAAACAAACAAATGGTTACAGTAACCATTGCCACAACAAAAAGGAATTTAACAGATTGGTCTTTGTGATAGTCTTTTTCAAGTCGTATCATCTCATGTTGAGCAAGAACCATTTCGTTACATTCTCTCTGACCACCCATCATCTCAATAGTCTCAGCCGATTGTTTTAATCGGCGTTTGGCCTCCACATAATTTAAAATAGAAAACATTATTCTTCCTGTAATTTTACCTGTTCAAGTCTCTGTTCTTGTATTGTTTTTTCATGGAAAGATTTTCGTGGGTTCATACACATTACACATTTTGGATTACCACAATTCATTGAATGTTGTTTAGCAAACTTGTGTGGGTCTTTCACCTCGACACCATAAGTCTCAGCAATTTTAGTCTGTCGTTTGACAGCATTTTCATCTTTGAGTAACCGTTTAGAATGTTTAAATTTATCTTCTTCATTACTCATAAGAATCTCCTTATTTTAGTCCCACAATGCTTGATAATAACAACCAAAAAGTCTAAAACCGTTTTGTATACGGTCTTCAACAACTTTCATTCCTTCATAATCACACTTATATGTATGATTTGGTCCATCTACCATTTTAAACATTTTGGCTTTGCCGTTCTCGTCCCATTCACAAGCTACACTTTTATGGTCAATTACGCCTGAAGTAAATGCTTCTTGCCATGTATCATCGTTCTTATGCTCAAAGGCAAAAATCATTTCATCAAGAACCCAATCCCAGCGTTTGAAATGATTATCATCAATATCCCATTCATTTTCTTTTGGTGATGCTGAAGTAGATTTCAATTCTTCTGGTACATCTTCATCATCAACATTAGGTGCACCGTGTTTGTTGTCTCTTAGTTGCTTCAACATTGGTAAAATAATGTTAGCCAAGGTATGATCCATTGACCAGGTATCATATCGATCAATCTTCACATACTCAATTCTTGGATGAATGAAGTCTAACACCTTCTGAATACCCATACAAATAGGATCCAAACACCAAATCCATTTTTCATACTTATGGTTTGGTTTGTCTTCAAGGTTATAAAAGACGCCATCATCTTTTTCCCAAAAACAAACAGCCTTTAGTATGGTATATGGTGACAACCAATGGTTTCTGTAATTGCTTATGTAAACTTTCATGTAATCTCCAATAGTTCCTCTATTGTATACTGTTTCTCCATATATGGCGAGACATTTTTTAGGACAGAAACCGGTAAATCTCCTGGTCTCCTGTCACATAGGTTTACCTTGAAATCAATTGAGTTTACTTTCTTAAATGTCTCAACCATATCCAATACGGAAGTTCCCTCACCATGTCCTAGATTCTCCAGGCCATTGGAAGGTTTACTGATAGCCTTATGTATGGCAGTACAGATTTCATTGACATGGACATAATCCCTGAGTGCCGTGCCATCTGGTGTGTCATAGTCATGGCCATGTAGATTAAACTCTCCTGTGGTCTTGGATTTGATTAGGTTATGCATCAATCCGTCCATATTGGTTGGTGGAAATCCATCGGATCCTACTACATTGTAGAATCGGAATGTAGTGTAGTCTTTAACAAACCTTTTACAATGATTAGCAACTACATCTTCAGCGGCACGCTTGGATATTCCATAGGGACTTACAGGATTTTCGGCTGCACCAGTAGATGCAAATATAAAATTTTTATATCTTACATTAGTAAGAACTTGATGTGTGCCTTCTATGTTATTATGATAATAAGTGTAAGGCCAATCAACAGAACTGCCAACATTAACAAAAGCAGCCAAGTGAATGACGGTATCATACTCTTCTTCTCCTGGAAATCTTAAATCAAATATGTTTGCTTTAGGTTCACCTTTGAAGTCAACACCTGTGATTTTGTATTTGCCTTTCAGCATCTTACACAGGTGTTGGCCAATATAACCTTTATGTCCAGTTATAAGAACTCTCTTCATTCTTGAACTTCTCTAAAGTATTCACCTTTGAATTTGACCGAATTTTCATCATAATCAATCTTGTTAATGAATCCTATTTTTTGTTCATCAGTCCATGAGGCAAGGTAACCATTTTCTTTATTAAATAACTTATGATATTTCTTCATATTGATTTTTCTAGATGATACAATAATTTCATCCAAATGTTTCTGTGAGAACTCTTCAAGTTGGTTTGATCCGCCTGTAACATAATAAGTCACTTCATCTAAGGCATGGCTTTCATCTTTGGCTTCTACCACATACTGGTGTCTAAACATCGATACGGTTTCAACCAAATACAATTTCTTTTCTTCACTCATCATTCATTCTCCACAACACAAGTTAATTTAATTACAACACCATCCATGAATAAGGCCTTATAATTTATCCATGATTTTTTATCTTCACCTTGACGATAGAAAACAATCAAGCCATCAAAGTTTTCCAAACGAACCCAACGTTGATTAATTTCTTTGAAGTAACCTTTCATAATCAGATCTGGTTCATCAACATATTCTGTATCATACTCTTCAACCCAAAGGCCTTTATGTCCTGAGGTTTCATCAACCTCAATTTTATATTTGTCCATTAGTTGGTGAGGAGTATCTTTTGATTGATACTGTTTACCTTCATAATGAACATAGTCAAACATTCCCATTCTATATCTCCAAATATTTTAAACTAAATGTATCAGCTACATCCTCATAACCACCATAACCACGTGGGTTACAAACAATACGGGTAGAACCAACTATGTAATCAAAAGGATCATGTGTATGACCATGCGTCCACAATTTGATTTGTGGTCTATCAAGAATAAAAGATTCCAAATCAGAACTATAACCACCATTCATATGATAATCACCATGATATCTAGGCTTAATTGATTGTTTTGATGGTGCATGATGGCCAACTACAACTACAGATTTCCATGGCGCCACATCTTTTAATGTGGTATCAATATAAGACACCATTGCTTTGTGGTCTTCAACAGCATCTTCAGGCAAAAACCTAGAAGGTCTATCAGATGATCCAACTTTACGAGCAGAGTTGCTTACAATACGGAAGTCATTCATACTACGACTAATGTCCCATAGTGTGATAGGATCTTCCTTGTTCATATCAGTCCACAATGTGCCGCCAATAAAAACAACATCATTAATTTCTTTTGTTTCTTTATCTAAAAAATAAAAATTGGCATATTGTGCCATTTCATCTCTAATGAGTTGAGCAGACTTTTGAAAATCACCATTGTAATGTTCATGGTTACCCATAATGTAGATTACATGTGGAAATCTTAAAGCACAACGCCTAAAGAAATCTTTAAAGAGTTTGCCTTTAGATGACTCTGAAATAGGCAATTCTTTGGCAACACAAATGTCACCTGATAGAATCAATACATCGGCATTATCCTCATTCTTGAGGTCGATATCCTCAAACTCAAGGTGTAGATCCGAGCACAATGCTATTTTCATTTTGGTTCTTTCCGAATAGTTTCTTCTGTTACAAATTGGTGTGAATGCATTGAACTAAACATCTTCATAAAGGCAGTCTTAACGGCATGTAATGGGAAAAATATAAAAGCCAACACAATAGCTGATACAATACCAATTACAACAAATAGTTTCACAAATAATATAAAACAAATTTCTGCCTGTAGATTCCAAAACCCGGCAGAACCATAAGCATTGTCTTCTGGATCATAATCAAATGTTCCACGAATATGACCAGTCATTTTATCTTCCAATATTCTGGCTTGTCTGGTAAAGATATCTATGATACCTCGATATAAATTAATCATAATTTATTCCTTTTCATTTTATAAGAAGCGTTACTTAGTTCAGCATCAGGATTAACCTCAAGGTGAGATTCATCCATCATTCGGTCATTCCAAATATTCTCACATGTTTCTTTTGAATTCTCTGCAATTGTCGTACAGTCTTCCATGAATTGTCGATACCACCTCTGTTTCTCTGTTTCAATAGTCATAACAGGTTTAACTGCTACAATTGAAGAGTCTGATAAATTTCTTTCAATAACATCAGCATTGGCTGTAAACAATATGTATATTGAAAACAAGACAGCACCACCAGCTAGAATATAGTGCCAATAAAATCCAACAATAACTAAAGCAACGCCTGCTACAATTAGCACTTGTAGAATCGATGGTGTCAAACCATAAACTGTTAGAGAATCCATCAACATAAAATCACCTATTACTTGTAAACATCACAATGAACTTCAACTGGTAACATGATTGTACCATTATCCGTCTTCTGTGGCAAGTACTGAACCGTAGGTTTCATTTTGGCGTTGATACAATCCTTGGCACTTTGGATTACCTCATTACGAGATATCAATTTAGGTTTATCAAAGCCTTCAATCTTTGGTACACTTGAACATGCCACTAGAGACAATACCAAACCACATAATAAAACATTCTTCATCATTTAATCCTTTCAATCAATGCCTTTGCATCTTTAAAATCCACAATATCACAATCACTCAAATAAGTAATCTCATCATCCATTTGTTTCTTAGCTATAGCCAACAAACCAATAGCATACCTGATTTCTTCATCACTTGCTTGTGCCATCCATTCATCAAACTCTTCTTCAGGTGAAGATCGAATCCACTTTAAGTTATCTCTATCCCATTCATTCACTTCTCATTCCTTTCGAAGGTAATGCCTGTAACAACAGAAGAAGCAAGAATACGAATAGCAAGAGCCTGATACATATCAATTTCACGGAGACCACTAATTGCATGTATCAAGTATTCATTCCAACACACATTAATAATCCAAGCATTGATTGTAAATGATACAATAATCAACACTATTTGAATTGCTAGTGCTGTCCAATTATCATTTTTAAACTCAAAGTTAATCATATTAAACCTCTACTGTTTCCAATACCTCTGAACCGTGCCGTACAGTTACCTGAACTGGTGTTGCTGGTTTGCCAACATAACGACCACACTTGTCAAACTCTTCCGGATTCATCAGCTGATAGCCACTTACTTTGCGACCTTCTTTATGAACTCTAATAACTCCGCCATCTTTACGGATGTTATAGATGTTTGTGGATAGTCTATATAAGACTTTTTCTTGATCGGTGCCTTCAAACACATGGAATATCTCCCGTGGTGATACTGGCTTTCCTGATAAGAGTAGAATAGTAATTTTTTCATGGCGGTTAATTTTACCTTTGCGTACTGTATTCATAATATAAATCCTTTTCAATTAAAATGGTACATCATCACTTGTAGCAACTGTTGGTGTTACAGTATTGGCCACAGGTGCATCTACTTCAGCATCTACTTTAGAATATAAATCTAAGAATGCTGTTTTGGTTTCTGTATCAAAACGATTGACACAAAGTTCAATTGCTCTCATACGGTCACCAAATATGTTATAGGCCTTGGCAATATGAACCAAACGCCTTGTGGATATAATTTCATCTGTAGCGCCTTGGTCAAACGATTGGCGAACTACATCAGCCCATTTAACTAGGCACTTAACAAACTCTTTGTCATCAATCAATGGCATAAGAATCTTTAATTCTGTTTTAGCATCAGGATATTCCTGTTCTACTGTAATTGGAAATCTTTCCAAGAAAGCATCATCAAGAATTTGTGATAAGAATCGACCTTCTTCTGAACCACGACCTTTGGTATTGGCAGTAGCAATCACATTGAAGCCTGATTTTGGTTTAACCAATTCACCAGTTTTCTTATTGTAATATGGTTTGCCTTCTAGAATACCTTGTAAGCACATAAGCTTATTAGAACCACGGTCAATCTCATCAATCAATAGAATGGCGCCACGCTTCATAGCAATTAAAACAGGACCATCACGATTGACAACAGAGCCGTTCACCAATGTAGGACCACCCAACAGGTCTGATTCATCGGTTTCAATAGAGATATTAACACGGATACATTCACGCTTTAAATTGGCACAGGTTTGTTCAACCATCAAAGTCTTACCATTACCAGATAAACCAGTAACGAAAACAGGATAGAACATCTTGGATGCCACAATACGATTCAAATCGTTGTAGAAACCGAATGGTACATAATCGGGATAGATATCAGGTATGGATGGATCAGATTCATCCATCAGTTTAGGTTGGCGTAGGATAGTTTGAGCACTACTCATTAAAGCAACTTCTAATTCAGGTTCAGGTTCAACAACAGCAATTGGTTTTGAACCAATATCAGGCAATTGGTATTGGCCATGGCCAACTCTATATTCAGCTTTAGACACTAACCAGTATGGATAGGGTACACCAGATTCATTCACAACTCTGGTGATATTATCTCTGGTCAATGTGGCATTGATACCAAATCTTTCTTCAGCAGCCAAGATAAAGGCTTTAGCATTCTTATTAAAACTCATAACAAACTCCATTAAACATTAAAGGGGACACCGTGATTATACACCTACCATAAAAATATGGCAAGCACTTTTTTAGGTAAAGAATGTATCAATAACCATGGATTCAGGTTGACAAGCCAACTCAAAGTATTTGGCTTTCTCAATAGATTCCAGCATATTGTCATCATATTGGGTGTAATAATCTGTTACCTGCGCTCTTAACAAGGTTGCTACCTCATTCTTATCTGCCGCAATAACAGACCATGAACCTCCGTATTCCGAGGATGGGAATGGTACCCAAAACTTACCAATGAACATAAATTTCTTCATCTCAACTCCTTAAAGACTAATTGTTTTAGCGGGATAAGTTATTTTACCCATATACTCAAATTGTGACCGCTCAAAATCGGTCATGTAATCATCGGCCACAATTTCCCAAGAGATGATTTGCTCAATGAAATAATCGTTGGATTCTTCTATTTGACCACGCATAGCCATTACAGCAGCTGTGGTATTGTTGTAATCAGTAAAATTAGGAACAAAATAATCATTCCCGCCTTTGCATTTCCAATATTGTGGAACTTCACCTTGACCGTCCCAATCATGGGTGGCATAGTTTTCTTGAATTTGGGTTTGAATCAATAACTTGCTCATGTTAAATCCTTTTATTTACTGAATAAGACTCTATTATACCAGAACCAGAGGATATGGCAAGCACATCCTTGGTCTGTTGTATTTTAACTACAGAACGAATATTCTGCAATTCTTTCCCAATTAGATCCACATTCCTCAACGATTGGGAACAAATTCATAGCGGAACGAATATTCAAATCGTTGGCTTTCTTGGCATGTTTCTTAACAAAAGCCAATACATCAGCTTTCATCTTGGCAGGTTTCTCAACATGCTTGAAAACTTCAGTAATGATATCAATCTTTTCCTCAACATTCAAAGTCAAGTCAACTTTTTGTGAGCGACTGATAATGGCTTGTGGGAATTGTTGAATGGACAGGTTGGAGATAAAGATTATCTTGCCTGTATAAGTGAAACGATTTGGAATGTCTTCATCCTCTCTGGATGTATTCCAATTGATAACACGGACTTTTTTATCGTCCAATGCAGCCTTCAATAAGTTGGAACCCAAAGGATCACGGAACACTTGGTCAGCATCATCAAGGATAAGGATCTTATCTTTGAATTCGAATAATGTTTCATACAGAGCTTTTGGTGTAGAAAAGCCACGGATAACCATGAAGTCACCAGCTGGTTGCTCTGGCAAGTCTTCTTTCAATCCTAATGATTTAAGAGTATTGATAACGGCAGTGGTTTTGCCGATTCCGCCAGATCCTGTCAACACAAAAGAATTGATAGAACTCTTAGCGAGCATTCTAACAAATTTTGTAATAAAGTCAAAACGCTCAACAACTGAAAATGCACATGTTGGCGCATCGATCAAAGGTTGAATTGTAACTGTTGGCTTCAAATACTTGGTAACTGTAACGGGACCGTTTTTTTGGTTCTTGGTTCTACGGAAACCAGCACTTGGAACTCCTCTTGGCATATACACTCCTGTTAAATAAGACTTCTAAAAAGAACAGTAAGAATTACTGAATCAATACAAGTATTATAACAGGATTGGCTTGGTTGTCAACCGTAGTAGAAAGTATTACTTTTTTCCGGTCAAGTATTATGAGGTCGGGATAGGTTAGGTCCTAGTATCAAAATGGCTCTGGAAAGCGTTCCAAAGCGCTTCCAGACGCTCAAAACCAGTCACTTTAGACCAAATTCTATCAATATTTGAATGAGTATAACAAAAGTACTCATTTTGTTAATTAGATAAAGCAACCAATAAATTGTTCACATTAGGCGAACCAAGACCTGTTACTGTATCATATCCAGCAGAAGCAGTACAAGTCACACATTTGCCATTTGTTCCACTCATTATATCATAAAAATCTGTAGCATACAAGCTGTTGGATGTATTGTATACTGAATATATTTTATTATTTGGTACACCAAGTGGTGGTTTATTAGATAGTGCTCTGTTAGCATTGGCAATGGCCAGAATACCAGCCCATTCAGGCGTACTTGCTGAAGTGCCATACAATGAGAACCAATAACCCATCTTAGCATTTCCTTGTGTCACATATACAAATTGACCTGATTGTGGTGAGGCATTGAATGATACATCAGGTACAGACCTCATCTTGGTGTTAATATTACTTTGATAAGATGGCTTCTGTATATAAGAACTCACACCGCCACCTGATCCAGTCCATCCTAATTCAATTCTTGTATTATTAGAGTAATTCAACCAAGTGCCACCGATTGCCAATACTTTGGTTGATATGGCAGGCCAATTCACCACATTGCCTGAATCGCCTGTAGCCGCCACATAGGTCATATTGCTCTTATTAAAATAAGAATCAAATGTGGATGAAAATGATACTTCTGGAACGCCTAAACTCATTGATACGATACCATCACCCATTTTATTGGCCAATGTGATATCACCAAATATGGATGCTAGCGTTGAATTAACGCCTGACACTAATACAATTCTTGCCAATGGTGCTATAGCATGAGCCCATTGAACATCAAGAGCAGCTTCAGATGCCCATGTTGAATTGAATACAGGAACTGTATCAGTTAATCTACCATCGGTTGTGGCATTGGCAAGAACCAATGTGCAAGTAGAATCTGCTGGTGCCAATGGTAAGGCATCTTTGGATGTTAATGTTTTGGTCTTACAAGTAGGCAAACCAAATCGAGCATTGAATGTGGCCAAATCATTTGCTGTATTTGGATTGTAGTATGCACTTATCACATATATGGTTTGACCAGCACCAAGAGATGCTGCCTGCTCTTTGGTTAGATTGGTTAAATCTGTTGGTACAGGTATCATGTTATATGCTTGCCTGATTTGGTCTGGTGCATATGGTTTAAGATTCACAGCAACCAAGTTAAACGATTCTACATTTTCAATATGATTACCATGTTGACGGAATGCTGGTGTTACTTGTGAAAAATCCACATTAGATACTTGTTCTATTACACCACCACAACCTACTAAGCTGACGGCCAAAGCCAATGCTGATAGTTTAAATAATTTCATTATGTTATTTCCTCAAATTGTCGACCTTTGAAATCTATGGTCATTGGTACGGAAAACCATTTCAATTCAGAACCATCTCCTCTCACAAAACCAACGGCTTTGTTTACACGATTTTTTGGTTTATCTATAAACACATAGAAACCATTGGACACATTGTAAGAACCCCAATTGGTTGTTTCTTTCATTAGATAATATGGTTTCATTCTTTTACTCCTTTAAAGCCTTGTTCATCAAAATCAAACCATTCATGTATTTCGTTGAACACTTCATTCACAATTGATTGGTTAATATCCGATTCATTTGGACTATCGTTATATTTGTACGCTCTTTGATGACCAAGAATCACTCCGTCAAGAATACATTTTTCAAGTAGTTGTAAAAATTTAGGTGTCATTCTTCAACTCTGAAATGTTTTAGCAATCTTATCTGCACAGTAATGTCCATCTTTACCTTTATCTCCCATATCTTCACATATGTTGAGGCACTCTTGAATAATCAACTCGGCGAAATGATCTAAGCCTTCTTGGTCAGGATTAAAATCTATGCCTGCTTGTTGTTTGAACAACTTAATTCGTTCGTTCAAAGTCTCAGCCTCTCTGGCCATCATACGCTTAGAATTAAAACCTGTCATACATATTCCTTTGCTATTCCAATCAAAGCTAATGCAAATATATCAACAGGCACAGCGTTATGAATGGGATTGGGATCTATAATTTCTCCAAGTGCATGGATACTTAACCACTCAGCAAATCCATCACGTACCCATACTCCAAATTCATTTTGTACCATAATTTCTTTCATTCTTGTTCCTTTTAATGTGGTATATCACGATAGAATATATGTGGACCAGCCTGTGCCACAATTTTATTCTTGTTTGCCCATTTTGGATTAACATAATCAGCATGGTACCATAGAACTCGGTCATTGTCAAGTGATTTCACTCGGATACCATCAATCAAGGATTGTGCCATTGCTGTAAACTTTGCCTTTTGTTTGACTGACCAATTGACCAATTTCTTTTCTAATGTCCAACTGAATTGTGCTTTGGCATACACCACTTTGCACAAGGTACGACCCCAAGAACCGTCCCGTACTCTATTGATATGGACTTGACCAACAGCATATTGGTCGTGTACTGGTAAATTGCCAGCTTCACGATAGATGGAGTATGCCAAACAGGCCACATCCTCATTGGTTTGACCTGCAATAGGTCGACCAGTATCTTTAAGTGAGGCCGTTGTTATCTTGGCCACACCTGTTGGTTTAATAGGTTTAATGGTTTTCTTATCTACAATCTTAATAATACGAAGATCTACCACATTTAACACTTCCTTACGGCTTGGTGCTTTGATGGTATTGCCATTCTTATCTTCCGTCCACATGGCATGGCCTGCTTGTGTAAGCAAAATGCCACACGTGAGCAATAGATAGTTTTTACGCATTATTAATCCTTATCAACTGGTAAACATCGTACATCCAAGGCCACGGCATAATCGGTGCGAATTTCATACAATTGATTATCCACACAAATCTTTTGTGGATTACTGTATACAATCATGGCCACAAAAAGACCGCCAAGTACCAAGATGGCAATTAAACACAATAACATATCTTTATAACTGTACATCATAACTCCTTAACAATCTGGATCAAAATCATGCCATTCCTGTGCTTCATCAGGTTGGCCATCAGGTTCATCATCATCATATTCCATGACTGATACAAACACATCCACAATTTCCATATGATTGTAGGTGTCATTGAATAGAGCAACCGCCTCGAACCGATCCTCAGCCCAAAAGGTGCAAGAATTGTCCTTGCCATCTTCATCAATATATTGAATAAGATAAAAATTGTTTGGTCTATAACTCATAATAGATCCACCTGAACAGGAATGGTTTTTGATTGTATAGCATTGTCATATATTTTAACAGAGGTGCCAAGACCTGTTACTTCTGGATTCTTCAGTCTGTCAAGACCAAGGATTTCCAATGCTCTCCATACTGCAACTTGGTGACCGGTCGTGGCAAACAAGTTTTCAACCTGACCAACGGTCATGTAGATACCAACTCCGTCTACAATAACACGGACTTTTTGGCTGTTGTTGAAATACGGAATTAGTCTCTTAGTACGCATCAATTACTCCTTGGGTAAAATGTTGGCTGTCAAGCCAGGATATTTCTTGTTAATGAACTGCACACATTTCTCAGCAGTATCACGAGCCGCTTCTTGTTTGCCGTCAGCCATAGCAATCCACATATTACGGTCAGCACGGAAGAAAACGGTGCCATCAGGATGTACAATCTTGGATGGTTTGGCAGTCTTAGCAACTACAGGTTTGGCAACTTTAGGTGTTGCTGGTGTTACTGGTTTGGTAACTTTCTTCAATGATGGTATCACAGGTTTGATGCCATTCATCAAAGAATGAGCAACTGAAGCCATGATATCATCAGAATGGTTAGACAAATTAGACATAATAAAAAACTCCTTGATTTAAATAAGATAAAGACAATTATACAGGTTTTAAGGGTCCTGTCAAGCCCTACTGTTGCTTTCTAACAACATATTTTCCACTCTGGATACAAATCCGATTATGAGTTTGCTCATGATAATACCTCTTCTAAAATCACATCATCGTAGTTTTGTGCAATCCATTCTTTGTAGACCGCTTTGGCTTGATTCAAATCATTGCCTTCATAATCGGCTACACCACCTACCCAAACAATAAATTTGCTCA